AATGCAGATGCTAGTTTTAATAAAGAAGCAGCTACTACAGATGTATATCTGTATGAAGACTATAATATTAACTATTATGACGAAATAACAAATATCGACAATATTCCAGGATTTTATCAAGTATCAGAAAAAGATATTGTTGATCCAACATTAGAATCAACAAAGTATGGATGTTTATCTAGAATACTAATTAATGTTGAAACAATTGCTGAAATTGAAAATAAATTACGATTAGACACTACAAAACCATTTAATATTAAAAATTTTATAAAATTATTATGTAATGAAATACGTACGACCTTAGGAGGAGCGGTAAGTCCTGGACTTATTTATCATCCAGAATCTGCTAGTACATTATTACTATATGATCAAAATTATCTAGGACCAGATGTACAAATATCAGAATTTGAAATTCCATTATTTTCTAGCAAAGAATTGGGAACTGTTGTACGAGATGCAAAACTTTCATATGAAATTCCTGATAAGTATAAAAATCTATTGTTTGGTATTAGATCTAATGCAATTTCTCCTTCGAAGGTGGCCGCATACAATCCATTTATATTAGCAAATAATACTAATAGGCCAACATTTGAAGAAAGATGGACGAAAAAACATGAAGAATCATTAAAACAATTGAAACAAGCAAAAGCAAAATTAACATTAGATATATATGATCAATCATATATAGAAAATTTAAAAACAGCTTTATTTCAATATATTCAATATTCAGAACCTAAATTAAAAGACTCAATAAATATACAAAAACCTAGATATCCATATTCATTAGATTTTACAGTTGATGGTATTAATGGATTTAGATTTGGAGATGTGTTAAGATTTAGAGGAATACCAAAAAAATATAGCGATTGGGTATTTACTGTAGATAAAATAACTCATAAAATCGACGGAACAGGAGAATGGACAACTACTTTAACTTGTTCTACAAGAGTTAGAAGTCGCTCAATAATATAATGAGAAAAAAAGAATATTATAATAAAGAAGAAATTGTTGAAAATCAATATACTACTGGTAAAGAGTATATGACTAAAAATCGTGTTGAATATATTGGATTATATCACAAATATATAACTGGCGAAGTTTATACGTTAGCTACATATAATCCTAATAAATCGATTCCATTAATTATATATCAAGAAGAATCTGCAGATATTAAATTATATAAAACTAATAAATCAAAAATAAAAACCAAATATAATACTCCGAGTATATTTTATCCATCCCCTACTACAGATGATATTAATAAAAAAAGAATAACAAGATATATTTTAAAAAATGTATCAACAAACCAATTAATTGAAACTAATTTACAAACCGTTAAAGATTATCAAAAGAAAAAAATTGATAATAATTTATATCAATTAGAAACAATTGATTGGAAAATTGCAGGGCCATTAAATACTATAACAGTTAATGGAATAACACAAACAGGAGTAGTAGAACAAAATATTGAAACAATTCGTAATAAATCAAAAGCAATGCCAGAACTGTTACAATATTTTAAATCATATTCAGAATTTTATACAGACACTACATATGAAGTTCCAGAAAATATAAATCAATCTTTTACATTACAACCTACTCAAACTACAGTTAATTCTTCAACTTCTGTATCAAATTCGTATTAATATTTTGATATTTCCAAAAAAATTATTATTATATTAATGTATGATAATAGTCGACGATTCAAAAGAACTAGATTCGTTATTACAAGATATTAAAAATGAAAGTCATGTATTGGTAGTTCCAATATTAGCTGATCATCAATTACATCCATCTGTTAATAAAATATCATGTATATACGTGTATTCAAGCAATGAAATTGAATTCATTGTTCCTATACATCATACAGAACAATTAACCGGCTTTAAAGAGCATTTACATAAAGTTCTTGATCTAGAATCTATATTTGTTCATGACAAAAAAATATGGTTACAAATGGGCGGAAATAACAATGTTTTTGATGTCAAAACATTATGGTGGTATATATATGGAGAATCGTATGACGAAAATCATTATTATACTTCAGCTCATCATTTTTACTGGAGAAGGCATACTAATTTACCATATGTAAATACAATCATTCCATTAATGAAACATATTGAAATGTGTCAAAAAATTCAAAAGTATGCGATGCCAATGATTGTCAATTCAAAATTATCAGACTCATATAAAAAATTTAATAATTATTATCCAAAAATATTTTCTGCTATTGAATCTAACGGAATGCAAATAACTAATTCATTTAAAATGAAAGAGTTAATTAAAGATGGTTGTGTTTATTCTCAATATCATTATCATACAACTACAGGCCGGCCATCCAATGCATTCCGTGGATTTAATTTTGCTGCAATGAATAAACAAGATGGAACTAGAGATGCATTTTGTAGTAGATTTGAAAATGGTGCATTAGTTGAATTTGACTTTGATGCATATCATGTAAGATTGATTGCACGACTGATTGGATATGAGTTACCCAAAGGATCAGTTCATACATATTTTGGTAAATTTTATTTTGGTACTGACTCTTTAACTTCAGAACAATATGAACAAAGCAAACAAATAACATTTAGATTATTATATGGTCATATTGAAAAAGAATTTTTAAAGATTCCATTCTTTAAAGAAGTAAATGACTTTGTATATTCGTTATGGAATGAATGGAAAACAAATGGATGTATACAAACTCCAATATTAAAAAGGCCAATGTGTAAAGATACTTTGACTGATATGAATCAAAACAAATTATTTAATTATTATCTTCAATCATTAGAAACAGAATTTACTGTAAATCGTTTAAATCAATTATCATACTTACTAAAAGAATATAAAACATGTATAATATTATATACATATGATTCTGTGTTATTTGATGTCCCAATTGGAGAAGCTAAACAAATATTGCCAAAGATAAAATCATGTTTAGAAGGCGATGATTTTCCTGTTAAATGTAAAGTAGGCAATATTTATAGTAAAATGAATGATATCAAGTTATGATAAATAAAATCATTAATGAATGGACATATCAATTAGATTCTGGCTATCCAATTAAAGATTCAGATTATGAAATTCTTCGTAGTGTATTGCGTGAAATGAACATGCTTTCTGAACAAGAAATTGATCAAACTATATATCAAGCAAAAGGCTTATACGAACAAGAACCAGAAAGTTTAAATATTGAATCGATACAATCAATATTAGTAAATACATTAAAATTACCATCTGATGTTATAAATCAAATTGTTAGTATCTATAATAGATTATCTTCAAATGATCAACAATTATTTAATGAAAATTTTAGAACACATACTATAGAGTCATTTGTCGACAAAGGTTGGCTAGCATTTAAAGAATTTTTTCTAGTAAATGTAGGAGGAGCACGTGGTGGAATGGGAAATGGAGAAATATCAATATTATTAGGAGTTAAAGATTCAATGCCTGGAGGAACAGGAGCTCATGATATTATTATGTCAAATGGAGAATGGGAAGTTAAAGAACTTAAATCAGGAAAATTTGATCCAGCAAAAGATGGATTAGCTACTAGGTATGATTTAACACCAAAAATAAAAAATTTTTATAAAGAGCTAGTTACTCCAATTGCTGATATAGGAGATCCATATGAAGCATTACGTCATTTGGTAGATGCATCTTCTGCAGAAGAATTAAAAAAATTAATTCGAATTTTTGAAACAAGATTTGAAGCTGCAATTGAACCAGATAAATTAGCTTCATTCGAATGGAAAAAAACAGCAATGCATAATTGGTATGAAGGATTCAAAGAATTACATAATGTATTTTATAAAACAAAATTAGATACAGATGTTAAAGATACTAGATTAACAGTAAATACTGATGGAAATAAAAAGTCATATTGGATATCAGATGATGATGCAGAACAAATAAAATTATCATCTGGAGAAGATACTAGGGCAGCAATAGATATTGGAGATGCTGTTGATAATGTTAATACAAATGTAGTTATATGGTTTAAAAGATTAGAGAGACATGAATTTGTAAAAAATCCACAAAAATTCGTATTTGATTTAAATGAAATAAAAAACAAATTTTTTAGCGGTATATTAGGATTAATTTGGTATAATTATAGAAATCCAGAACCGCATATTGCTACTCCTGCAGATTTTGTAATTGATAATGTATCACAAGGAAGATATAGATTTGTATTAAAAAATATACCATCATCTCAAGGATATGAGTATTTACAAACGCAAGGATAAGAAGTGAGGACACAACTATTGTGCACATTTGCACATAAAAATAATTTAGACATAGTTACAGAATATATCAAACAAAATTTCGAAATTCCAGAAAATAGAATATTTGTATTTGCAAACTATGAAAATAGAAATGATTTATATTGCACATTCAATGCAGAAGATAATGGACATCGTGGAAAAAATACAATATCTATACACAAAAAAAGAAACTAACACATTATATACGGTAAATGCTTTAAATGAAGTTATTAAAGATTTAAATAATGGTATATTAGATAAAACAATGATTATACCATGGGAGGCATTTGAAAATTCGTTTATATTAACTGAAGAAAATGGATATCGAAGAATAGACTTAGTATTTGTACGAAGAATTAATTTTTAACTTATATTTATATATGTAACAAAGAAAATACTATCATGATTAAATTAAAAAACTTATTAACAGAAACATATGCTTGGCAAAAGCGTAATGCAGATGGATCTTTACCTACATTAGAAGATGTTCAAAAAGAATATAAAAAGAAAAAAGCACAAGAAGCGGTAACTGATCAAGAAGAAGAAGAATTAAAAGATATAGAAGTAGCACTAAAAGGTGCTTCAAAAAAGCATAAAGACCAAGCTGATAAAATTGGAGATATAGTAAAAGAAGTTTTAAAAGATAAAGACGGAAATGTTCGTACAGATCTAAAATATACTGACAATCAAAACTATCAACCAAGTATTGAATTAAAAAATACAAAAATGGGAAGTGGCGCAAACGTTACAATAACTGTTAGTATAGACGGAAGTACTCCATTTGATATAGAATTTGATGATTATGATGAAGTTGATGATCATGGATATGAAAAAGCAATTTATTTAATGGGAGCAGATGCAGGCGGAAATGAATGGGGGATGGAAGGATCAATGGCATTTCATGGAGAACTAGAAGATTTTGATATTGACACACTAGAAAAAATAGAAAAATAATATATAACTTAAAAAAATTAAACAATTACACAAATAACTTTGAATTAACGAATTAATTACTTATAATATAATTAATAAATAAACAAATAATAACAATTAAACAATTAAAGGATAAAACAATGAGTTTAGATTTAGATGCCATCAAGGCAAAACTTAACCAATTAACAACCACGAACGACAGAAAAAACAATTATTTCAGACCAGAACCTGGTAAGCAAAGAGTAAGAATCGTTCCTTACGTTCACAGAAAAGAAAACCCTTTCCTAGAAATGTATTTCCATTATGATATTGCAAAGAGAAGTATGCTTTCTCCAATAACATTTGGTAATGCAGATCCAGTAGTTGAATTTGCTGAAAAGTTAAAGAAAACTGGCGACAAAGATGACTGGTTAATGGGTAGAAAAATTGAACCTAAAATGAGAACATATGTTCCTGTTATCGTAAGAGGTAAGGAATCAGAAGGTGTTAAATTTTGGGGATTTGGTAAAACTATTTATTCTGAATTATTATCTATTATAGCAGATCCAGATTATGGTGATATAACAGATTTAATGAATGGCAGAGATATTGACGTTG